AAAAGAAAACAACGCCTAAAAAGTGAAATACTTTACAGTAGACGAGTTTAACTGTAAACATACTGGTGAAAACCAGATGGATCCTGAGTTTATGGAAAGAGTAGATAAACTTAGAGAGTACTGTGGTTTTCCTTTTGTTATCACCAGCGGCTACAGAAGCCCTGACCACCCGTTAGAGGCTGTAAAAGAGATACCGGGAACTCACGCGCAAGGCATAGCAGCAGACATAAAGATAACGAACTCTGCTCATCGGTATTCGATTATAAAAGGAGCCTTAGAGTACGGCTTTACTGGTCTAGGGGTCGCTGGTGATTTTATTCATTTAGATACACGGGGATCTGTACCCGTTATTTGGACTTATTGATGTTATACACAAAGCACGTACAGCTAACAGACGCGACAGAAACTACTCTGTTTACTGTGCCTACAGGCTTTCATGCAATTATCTACTACGTTTTTATAGCCAACCACGCAGGCGCTACAAAAACAGCCGCTTTGCATTTTGCTGAATCCGATGGTAGCAATAGGGTTGATATCTTTGATGCGGAAAACGTAGCAGGAGGAGGCAGATTAACCTTAGATGCAGGCGGCGGCCCTATGTTTGTTTTGCATCAAGGCGAAGTAGTCAAAGTTCAAACAGAAGCATCCTCGGATATGGAGTTTGTAGTTACCATTGACTTGATGGAAGTACCACCAGCACTTGTAAACTTTGTTTAATAACTAGGAGAGTCCCTAAATGAAAAACGTTAACGAGATGTTTTTGGGTTTTATCGTTGTAGCCCTTATTTCATTGTTTTCGTTGAATGCTCAAGCAAATACGTACATTGACTACGATGACGGATCTAGCTTTACCGTACCCGAAGGCGCTAAAGTTTATGTGTCTAATGAAATTATTTTTACTAAAAGACAGTACGCAAACGGCAGTGTGTTTTTTGAGCCTATTGCACCTAACACTAAACGGGACCAAGCCGCACCATCTAATACTGGTGTAACTCCCGGATCACATGAATGGTGTGTTGCTTGGGTGCCTTGGGCAAACGGGTTTACTTACGGTCAAATGACTTGGGATACAGTTTGCGACACTAACGATGATGGTGTATATAACGAGCTTGATGAGGGTTGGGAAGGCTAACGCTTGACCGACTTAAACGTACAGCTGTTACCTTGGCAGCAAGAAGTCTACTCTGACCCTACTAGGTTCAAGGTAGTCGCTGCTGGAAGACGGACAGGGAAGTCCCGACTCGCAGCGTGGATGTTAATCATCAATGCGTTGCAATCTGATAAAGGACAAGTTTTTTACGTTGCGCCTACGCAGGGACAAGCCCGTGACATTATGTGGCAGACCCTCTTAGAGCTAGGACACCCTGTGATTGCGGGTTCACACATTAACAACCTGCAGATCAAGCTGGTCAACGGGGCCACGATTAGTCTCAAGGGAGCCGACAGGCCAGAGACAATGCGTGGTGTGTCCTTGAAGTTTCTCGTGATGGACGAGTACGCAGACATGAAGCCTGACGTATGGGAGCAGATCCTCCGTCCAGCACTAGCTGACCAAAAAGGATCAGCGATGTTCATAGGTACGCCTATGGGCAGAAACCACTTCTACGAACTGTACAAACTTGCGGAGCTAGGGGACGATGAAACTTACAAGGGGTGGCACTTTACCAGTTATGACAACCCCCTCCTCGACCCTGACGAAATTGATACGGCAAAAAAGTCCATGTCGAGTTACGCCTTTCGACAAGAGTTTATGGCCTCATTTGAAGCAAGAGGCTCCGAAATGTTTAAAGAAGACTGGGTTATGTACGGAGAAGAACCAGAAGGTGGAAACTATTACATAGCAGTAGACTTGGCTGGTTTTGAAGAAGTAAACAAAAAACGAACTAAAAATACTAAGCTAGATGAAACCGCAATCGCTGTTGTTAAAGTTAGTCCTGATGGTTGGTACGTTGATAACATTATACATGGGCGGTGGAGCCTTGACGAGACTGCCACCAAGATATTTCAGGCCGTTAGAGACTACAGACCCATTAGCGTTGGTATTGAAAGAGGCATAGCAAAACAGGCTGTAATGTCTCCTCTAACAGATTTAATGAAAAGATACGGAACGTTTTTTCGTGTAGAAGAGTTGACTCACGGTAACAAGAAAAAGACTGACAGGGTTATGTGGGCTTTGCAGGGACGTTTTGAAAACGGTTACGTATCTATTAACAAAGGTGAGTGGAACAACAGATTTTTAGACCAACTGTTTCAGTTTCCAGACCCACTAACCCACGATGACTTAGTAGACGCGCTAGCGTACATAGACCAATTAGCACAAGTAGCGTACGACTACGAGTACGAAATTGACGATCACGAAATACTAGACGTAGTAGCGGGATACTAACATGAGTTTGTTTTGGAAAGAGTTTACAAAAGAATTATCTACTCCTAAAGTTTTTAGACCGTTTAATACATATGGCATCTACGCTATTTCTGCCGTAGTGTTTTTTACACTAGGTTACAGCGTAGCAATAATTTAAGGATAATACTATGGCAGAAGAAATTTATAGCCCAGACCCCTTGATGATTCAGGAGTCTCTAGAAGAGTGGGTAATCACAAAGTGTGAAGATTGGCGCGATTACTACGAGTCAAACTACGAAGAACGTTTCGAAGAGTACTACCGTTTGTGGCGTGGTCAGTGGGATCCAAGCGACTCTCAACGAAACTCAGAGCGTTCTCGAATTATTTCACCTGCCTTACAACAAGCTGTAGAGTCTAACGTCGCAGAACTAGAAGAAGCCACATTTGGTCGCGGTAAGTTTTTTGACATCGTAGACGACGTAAATGATTCACAAAAGCAGGATATGGTGTACCTGCGCAAAAAACTAACTGAAGACTTTGAAGCCTGTAAAGTTCGTAAAGCAGTCGCAGAATGTCTTATCAACGCCGCCGTTTTTGGTACAGGAATCGGTGAAGTAGTTTTAGAAGAAGTAAAAGAAATGGCTCCGGCTACTCAGCCCATTATGAACGGTGATCTTCAAGCAGTTGGAGTAAACATTACTGACCGTGTTATTGTAAAACTAAAGCCAGTACTTCCTCAAAACTTTTTGATTGATCCTGTAGCTACCTCAGTGGAAGACGCTTACGGTGTTGCTGTTGACGAGTTTGTTAGCAAGCACAGTGTTGAGCTACTACAAGAGCAAGGTGTGTACCGCGAAGCTTTCATTGAGTCCGCAGCCGCAGACACAGACTTGGAACCCGATCAAGACCTCACTATCTACAACGATGACAAAGTACGGTTGACTAAGTACTACGGTCTCGTGCCTCGTGAACTTTTGGAAGAAGAAGGCGTAGAAGTAGAAGAAGACTCCATGTACGTTGAGGCAATCGTCGTGATTGCTAACGGAGGCACGCTCCTTAAAGCTGAAGCTAACCCTTACATGATGAACGACCGTCCTGTAGTGGCGTTTCCTTGGGACGTTGTACCCGGACGCTTTTGGGGCCGTGGTGTTTGTGAAAAGGGCTACAACAGCCAGAAGGCGCTTGATACAGAGCTGCGAGCAAGAATAGACGCTTTGAGTCTCACGATTCACCCAATGCTTGCTGTGGACGCTACACGGCTTCCTAGAGGGGCTAAGCCAGAAGTACGTCCCGGTAAAATGATTTTAACCAACGGAGATCCTCGTGAAGTACTCCAGCCGTTCAACTTTGGACAAGTCGGACAAATCACCTTTGCACAAGCCCAAGCTCTTCAGAACATGGTCCAGCAGGCTACAGGAGCGGTTGATTCAGCAGGAATTGCTGGCAGTGTTAACGGTGAAGCTACTGCCGCTGGTATTTCTATGTCTCTTGGGGCTATTATTAAACGGCATAAACGCACTCTGATTAACTTTCAACAGTCGTTTTTGTTACCGTTTGTCACCAAAGCTGCACACAGGTATATGCAGTTTGACCCTGAAAACTACCCCGTAGCAGATTACAAGTTTATACCTACTAGCACTTTAGGCATCATCGCTCGTGAGTACGAGGTAACTCAGCTTGTACAACTCTTACAAACAATGCAACAGGACAGTCCTCTGTACCCTGTGTTGATCCAAAGCATCATAGACAACATGAACTTGTCTAACCGTGAAGAACTCATCGCGGCAATGCAACAGGCAGCGCAGCCTAACCCACAAGCACAGCAGATGGCTATGGCTGCTCAACAAGCACAGCTACAGTTCCAGCAGGCGCAAACAGCCGCACTACAAGGACAAGCCGCAGAATCTCAAGCTAGGGCTGTTAAGTACGCTGTTGACGCTGAGTTGGCACCAGAAGAACTTGAGATTGATAAAATTGAAGCAATTACTAGAAACCTCAAAGAAGGTGACGAAGATGACAAAGAGTTTGAACGTCGTCTAAAGATTGCTGAAATTGCGTTAAAGGAAAAAAATCTTAACAATCAAGCTAGAAAAGGAGCTACTAGCCGTGTTAATGACACAAACCGAAATGAACAACCTGTTCAACCAAGTGAACCAAGCGTTCAAAGAACAGAAGGACAGGCTCAACAGTTTGCAAACACAATTAGACAGCTTGGAGGCGAAAGTTAATGCCCAAGAAAAAAGATCCAAAGCTGGAGCGAGCAGGAGTAAGCGGGTACAACAAACCGAAGCGAACTCCTAATCATCCAACTAAAAAGTTTGTAGTAGTAGCCAAAGAGGGCGACAAGACCAAGACTATACGTTTTGGTGACGCCAAAATGAAGATCAAAAAAGATCAACCAGCACGGCGTAAGTCATTTAGAGCTAGGCACAAGTGTGACACTGACAAGC